GGAACGGATACCTGGCCGGCAACGGCTACGGGGTCCGGATGAAGAACTTCCGGATGGAGTGGATCGAGGCGGACCGCATAGAAGGCGAGATGACGTATGATATGCGCATCATTGCGAAGGACATGGGCATATTCATGGCTTCGGCGGTTGCGTGACATATGTCCAAGTTGGATGCCTACGCTGCGGGCCTCTTCGACGGTGAGGGCCATGTCGGCATCGTCGTGGCCAAGAACGGTCGAGGCGAGCCATACCACCGCCTGATGGTCAACGTCACCAACACCAACGTCGAGGTGATCCAATGGCTGTTCGAGCGGTACGACGGATGCATCCACAACCCGCGCTACTTCGCCAACGAGAACTGGCGGGAGGCACACAGATGGACGGCCAGCGATGGCACGGCCATGAAGTTCCTTACCGCGATCAGCCCCTACTTGATCATCAAGAAGGAGCAGGCCGCGATCGGGATCTCCTTCCAGCAGACGAAGGGTCGGGGTGGGTTTGGAACTCCCGCTCCGGACCTGGACTCACGGGAAGCTATGAGGAAGCAGATCTCCAGCCTGAACCGGGGACGAGGTGACTCATGATGACGTATGACATGCGTGTCGTTGCCAAGGACATGGGTATCTTCATGGCCAGCGCGGTGGCCTGAGCGGCAGTAGACCTGGAACGGGCCGCGGGTTAAGGAAGGGCCCGCGGTTCGTTTCATAGGAGGATCAATGGCCAGCGACCTGCTCCGCAACGACGCGATCACGTTCATCGCGGCTCGGGACTTCATGTACGACGGCGTGGACTACCAGATGTGCGATGACTTCCCACAGGAGGCCGCCCGTGACATCGAGACACTGGTGCGAGCGCGGTTCATCATCCCGGTGGTGGACGACCTGAAGGACCGACCGACTCCGTGGTACGCGGAGGTCAAGCAGCGTGACGATGCTCTGCACATGCTGCGCGGAGACCTGACCCAGATCGTGATGCCGGACCCGGACGTGCCGATCCCCACCGGAGGCGGGGAGGAACCCGAGGCCGAACCAGAAGTCAAGCCTGAACTCGAGGATGACGACACCCAGGAGTTCGACCCGGCTGACCACACGGTGGCCGAGGTGAAGGCATACCTCGAGAGTCATCCCGAGGAGACTGGTCGGGTACTGGCCGCCGAAGAGTCCGGCCGCGGCCGACGAGGAATTCTGGAGGGCTGATGATCAGCGCATTCGGAGTAGATCACGGAGAAGTCAGCAAGGCTTTCACGCCGGCCAACATCACGCGGGCTGGTAAAGCCTTCAACCTGTCCCAGAACCTCGGTTCCAAGATGGGGTTCGCAGCCAAGCCGGTCAAGCGGGCCCAGGCGGTGGCCGCCAGCGCGGGGAAGCCGAAGTACCCGAGACTGCCGTGACCGCCGATGACGTACAGCTATGACGCACCGGGAGTCTCTGACGTCGATACCATCCGGTTCCTGATCCAGGACACCGATCCTTCCGGTACCGGCGAGTGGCTGGTCACCGATGAGGAGATCCAGTGGGCGCACGACACCTGGTACCCGTTGTACAACTCCGACCAGTATGTCGCCAGCGTGGTGGCCGAAACGATCGCGGCCAAGTACGCCCGGGAAGCCAGCTACTCCGCTGACGGGGTCAGCGTCGGGCTGGGTCAGGTCGCTCAGCAGTTCCGAGACCTGGCCGGTTGTCTGCGCGAGCAGTACAAGCAGGCCACCGTCGGTACCTCGGTCGATGTCGGCGGGATTTCGCCCGACGAGGGATTGCAGCCCGGCACCAAGCCGTTCTCCTTCGGCAAGGGCATCCACGACTACGTGGAGGCCGGTAACCAGGAGTGGGGTGGGATCTACCCGCCGGATATGACGCCTGCGGTGCCACCACCGCCACAGGAAGAGATCGTTGAGCAACCGGAGACACCGTGAAGGTCCCGAGCTCGACGGCGCTGAACTACGTCCGGGGACGGGCACAGATGGCGATGACCTGTCAAGTGCGGATCACCAGACGGAACCGGCCACTGGGCTATGACGAGGAGACGCTGATCTACACCCCGACTCCGGATCCGGAAGTGCTGTACGAGGGGCCGGCCCGGATCTGGGAGCTGAGCGGTGGTCCCAATGTGGTGGTGGGTGACCTGGATATCCAGCACCAGACCACCCAGCTCTCCATCCCTTGGAATACCGAGGCGGTGATCAGCCAGTACGACGAGGTGCTGGTGATTGACTGTGAGACCGATGCGCAGATGGTCGGCAAGCGGTACGAGGTGCAGACGGTGGCCAAGGCCGGTCAGCTGCGGGCCACTCGCCGGTTCGAGGTCTCCGGGGTGAACTGATGCCGGTCGCCTACGCCGATGTGTCCAAGCTGGCCGATGCCCTGCGGCAGACGGCTCAGCAGTCAAACCTGACCACTCAGCAGGTGCTGGTGATGAGCGCCAACCAGATCCTGGCCGAGATGGAGGCTCGAGTCCCGGTGAAGACTGGGAAGCTGCGTCGCAGCCTGCGGATCGAGGTACAGACCGACCGGGTGATCATCGGTCCGAATCCGGTGATCGCGCCGTACGCGGGCTACGTGGAGTACGGCACCAAGCCACACCTGATCCGTCCGAAGAGCCCAACGGGGGTGCTCAGGTTTCAGATCGGACCGACCACCGTTTACACCAAGCTGGTGCACCACCCCGGTACCAAGCCGAACCCGTTCGTCAAGGAAGCGTTCCAGGCCTGGGTGGACAGTCTCGGGACGATGGCAGCAGAAGCCAATGTGAAGGTGTTCCAGCGAAATGCCCCCTAGCTCGATCTCTCGAGGACCGATCACCAGCCGGCTGTTAACTGAGCTGGAGACCGAGGGTTTCCCGGTCGGTGACAACGCCGCTCCGACGGTGCCGTTCGGCTGGCAAGGAGAGCCGAACGATCCGACCAAGACGTTCACACCATGGCTAAGCCTGGGCCCGGGAGCGGCCACCCTGCAGGCTCCCAGCGGTGCGATGGGGGACAGCCAGTCCGAGTGGCGGCTGGGCTATCTGGTCAACTACGCGGGGCTGAGCCGGAAGCAGACCGAAGCGCTGGCGGACCGGATGCGGATGAACCTGACCAACATTGCCCGGGAGACCATCACTACCCCGACCGGTAACTGGCGGATCCAAAAGACCACTTGTACCGCGATCGGCAACACCAACCGGATCGGCTCGGCGTATCCGGACTACTTCACCCAAACGGACACGTTTGAGGTCTGGGTCACGAAGGGAAGCTGAGATGCCCCGAGCCAAGCAGGTCAAGATCACCAAGGACGGCCAGGTAGGCCGAGTCAACCCCGAATCCGTTGCCGTCTGGGAGCGCCATGGCTGGACGCGCGCGGATGATGGAAGTAGCAAGAAGGGCTCTAGCGACGAGACGGAGCACAAGGCTCCGGTAGCGGCGAAGAAGGCCACATCTAGGAGGAAGGCCCAGTAATGGCGCGCATCATCCCGAATGAGAACACCTGGATTGGGTTCACCACCGCCGATGTCGCGAACATTGCCTCGCCGACTGCGGCCGAGATCGCTGCTGCGACGAACCTGACCCCATTCTGCATCAGTCTGAACGCTTCCGCTCGAGGCAACACGGTCCCCACCCCAAGCTTTGACTCACTGTTCGAGACCAGCACCGCCGGTACGTCGGCAGCGACCTTCGATGCGGACTTCTACCGAGACGACGAGGACGACACCGCCTGGGAGACCTTGCCTCGCGGCACCCGCGGCACGTTCTTCATCGCCAGGTTCGGCGGGTCGGGTACCGATAACATGCCGATCAGCGGGGATGACCTCGAGGTGTGGACGGTGATGGTGACCTCTCGGACCATGGCCAACATGACCTCCAACACCGTGCTCACCTTCACCGCCAGCTGCTCGGTCAACGTCGAACCTGCCGAGTCTGCGACGGTTGCTGCCTGAGGTCGATATGTGGGGATAGCATCTGATCGACTACACCCTTCGGCCGAAGGACGAGCAGATGCCGACCACAGCAGCCAAGACCGTCGAAGCACGCCAGAAGCAGGCCGCTGCCGCCAAGCGGGCCACGCTGGACGAGCTGATCAACAAGCCCCGTTCCACCACCGAGTTCTCGTTGTACCTGGGAGATGGGAATGGTGGCTCTACCGAGGTGACCCTGAAGTACCGTGCGATCGGGATGCGTGCATACGACCGGCTGGTCGCCAAGCACCCGCCCAAGCCCGACCAACGTGCCGACGGGGCATCGTTCGACATGGACACCTTCGCTCCGGCGCTGATCGCGGCCTGCAGCGTGGACCCGGAGATCAGCCCGGAGCAGGCCAAGGAGATCTGGGACTCCGACGACTGGTCCCGTGGCGACGTGATGGTGTTGTTCCGCAACGCTGTCGAGCTGAACAACCGGGGGCTGGACGTCCCTTTCAGCGATCGAGGCTGAGGGTCGACTCCAACTTCTACCTCGAGATGTCCTACTGCCACGAGAAGGCCATCCCGCACAGCGTCTTCCTGGAGTGGGAGCCCGAGGACCGGGCCAAGGTGCTGGCCTACATCATGGAGTCCAACGAGCGCTGCACGCTGTGCGGAACTGCGGGCTGGGAGTGGAAGGACAACAAGTTCGCGTTCACCGCGGTCGAGGAGTTCTGCCCCGGCTGCTACATGAAAGCGATCTTCTCTGAGCAGCAAGGCAGCTCTTTACCCGGCACCAATGTCAAACTGGTGCCAACCACCCCACAGCTGACCGCGCAGCTGGCTCGCAAGGCCAAGAAGCGGGCCAGGATGAAGATGGAGTAGGACGAGCTCCATGACGGTCACACCGGTTGACGCGAACGTCGTACTGACCAGCGATAACACCCAGTACGACCAGGCCATGAATCAGTCGGCCCAGTCGACTGACCGACTTGGTACCAGCCTGGACTCGCTCAGCCAGAAGATGAACAACCTGGCCAAGTCGGCAGGTCGCAAGTTCATCGGCATCTCGATGGCCGACGTCGGCGTCATCACCGCTGCCACTGCCGCCTGGTCGTCGTACGAGCAGCAGGTCAGCCTGCTGAATGCGCAGGCCGCCATCCTGTCCCGCAGTCAGACCCAGGCCGCTGCGGTGATGAAGGACTACACCGGCGCGGTGAACACACTGCGTACGACGTACGGGGCGACCGCCGGCGAGGCGGCCACCCTGGTGGAGACGCTGGCCAAGATCACCAACATCACCCAGACCAGATCGCTGACCGACCTGTCCAAGGTGTTCATGGACATGTCCAAGGCCACCGGGGAGTCCAGCGAAGGGCTGGCCGACTCGCTGACCAACCTACAGAAGGTGATGGGCGTTCCGGTCAACGCCCAGACCACCCGCAAGTACGCCGATACCTTCACTTACCTTGCCGCTCAGACCAACGCCAGTGCCCAAGGTCTGATCGATTTCACCTCCCAGCTGGCCCCCATCGGACGCGCTGTCGGACTGAACACCAAGCAGGTGGCCGGCTTCGCCACCATGTTCGTCAAGGCGGGTCAGGACGGTACCGCGGCGGCCACCGTGTTCACCAAGGTCGCTGGCGACATCTCCAAGTCGATGGCCACCGGATCACCGGAGATCGCGCACTACGCGAACCTGGTCGGGATGACCCAGCAGCAGTTCAAGAAGCTGGGTGCTGAGAACCAGATCGTCGACATCCTCGAGGCATTGCAGAGGATGGGCCCGCGGGCTGCTGCCGAGCTGGACCGCCTCGGACTGGACGGGGTCCGGTCGATGCGGTCCATCACCGCCGTGCTGAACCAGCCAGGTGGTATTCGGCAGGCGCTCGGGATGGCCGAGGACCCGAACGCCAGGGGTGCCACCCAGCGCGGTGCCCAGGCAGCCATGCAGTCGCTGAACGACGAGTTCGACAAGCTGCGGGAGAACCTGAAGACCACTGCGGAGACGATGGGGTCCTACTTCGCCCCGATGATCGAGAAGTTCCTGGAGGGGATGAACAAGGCCGCCGAGGTGGTCAACAAGATCGTCGAGGGGCCGCTGGGCAAGTTCGCTGCCTTGATCATGGGCATCCTGGCTCCGTTGGCCGGTGGAGTCGGCACCATGCTGCTGTTCGCCGGGGCTCTGCTCAAGGTGGCCAGCGCCTTCGCGATCTTCCGTAGCTCGATGGCCTACGGCTTTTCCGAGGGCAAGGCCGGCGGTGCTGCGTTGGTCCGGATGCCCGACGGTACCTATGCGGCACGCGGCACGGGTCCGCTGATGACCCGTGGCCAGCAGCTGGCTCAAGGTGGGACCTGGCTCCAGCGCTACCAGTACAACACCGGACAGCTCATTGGCAGTGGATATGCCGGGATCCGGGACTTCGTCCGGCAGGGCTACCAGACCGGCCGGGAGATGGTGGACCCCAACTACGTGCCTGGGGTGCCGCGCAGCATGGCGTCGTACATGGCAGGCGGGGCCGGCCGGTTGATCGGCATGATCGGTCCCAGCTTCGACCAGATGCGTTACGCCGATCCGACTAAGCGGACGCTGTGGTTGCAGCAGCAGGCTCCCTGGTCCAGGTTGGTCGATCGGGTTCGATTGTCGACGGCGATGGGTGACGTTAGCACCGCCCAGACGGATCTGAGCAAGATCAGCCAGGAGACCGCCAGGCTGCAGGCGATGAAGATCGACGAGGGCACCCACCTGGACCCGGTCGCTGCGGCAGCGGCTCGAGACGCTCGGCTCGACGAGCTCAAGGCAATGAAGGAGGAGACCCAGACTCGGCTGTCCAACGCGCAAGCCACCGAGCAGGCGATGCGGGCGAACATCCTGGCCACTCAGGACCAGACCAAGGCAGCTGAGAGCTCGGCCGTCGGACTCAAGCGATTGGCCCAGGGCGTCGGCAGTGTCGCGGCCGGAATGGGTGGTGGAGTGCTGGGAGCCGGACGTTGGGGGCTCGGAGCACTGGCTAGATCACCGATGGCAATGCCGTTGGCCGGCATGCTCGGGATGGGCGCGATGAGTGCGCTCGGGGTCCAAGACCAAGGACCGATGTTCGCCGCCATGGGTTCCATGTTCGGACTGCCTGGAGCGCTGATCGGCGGTGCGCTGGGGTTCGGGCTGGATGTCTACCAGCAACGCAAGCAGTTCAGCGCGCTGCAGACCCAGTATCAACAGGCGGTCCAAGCGGGAGTCCCGTCCCAGCAGTACGCGGCCGGTCAGGCGCTGCAGCAGAACTGGGGCAACCTACAGTCGCTGGCTCAACCGAGGGGTGGCTTCTGGAACATCACTAAGTACGTCCCGATCGTCGGCGGTCTCATCGGTGGGGAGTCTCCACAGCAGCTGTATGGCGCAGCCAAGGCCGGGGTCAGTTTCCTGACCGGTGGGCCATCGCCTGGTGAGCAGGCTAGGGCAGCGCAAGCGGCACAGGAGAAAGACACCAGCATGGCGAACGCCTTCGTGGCGTTGGCTGGTGCCGAGGGCAAGGGATTCGAACGATTCACCTACTCCGCGGCCGACTTCCAGAAGCTTGATCAGATCGTGCAGGACTTCCAGCCGGCGATGCAGAAACTGGGCATTACGGTTGATGACGTCACCGAGGCCTTCCGGCATGCCTCCGATGACCAGCAGCACTACCACGCCTGGTTCAAGCTGCAACGTGAGCTGGTCGAGCCGGGGATTGCTACCGGTGAGTACCGCCAGATACGGCAGACGGCGGCTGGCGCTGCGATGCTGGGCGACCCGACAGCACGGGCATCGCTGCGATTCCAGGCCAATGTCGGTGACTTCTACCAGGGCGTCCTGAACATCTACGACAGCCTGCGCAACCGGGGTCTCAGCGATATCGCGATCATGCGATCCGCGCAGCAGACGATGTTCCGGTCCGGGGATGAGAACAGCCGGCCCTTCGAGCTCCAGATGTCACTGGCCAACATGGCCCAGCAGAACCTGATGACCAGGATGCCGCTGATGGCTCCGCCTGCGGCATTCAACGCTCAGCTGCAGATGGGTCAGATGTGGTCATCCATCCCGATCACCCCGACCATGACCCAGACCCAGGTGAACCTGATCCAGGCGGGCAAGCAGCAGGCTGCCCAGGCGGTGGTGGATCAGGTCAACTCGGTCAAGCAGCTGCTCCTCCAGCAGGATCAGTTCAACATCAGCCAGCAGCGGGCCCAGCAGGACTTCGCCACCCAGCGGACTTATGCCCAAGAGGACTACGACCTGCAGCGCACCCGTGAGGAGGAACAGTTCCAGCGGATGCAGTCTCGGGCCACCCAGGATTACTACATCCAGAAGCGCCGGGCCGAGTACGAGTTCAATCTGCAGCGGCAGCGCCAGGAAGCCGACTACAACCATTCGGTCGAGCTGGCGATCAAGCAGCAGGCGCAGTCGATGTACGACATCTACACCCGGCAGACCGCGGTCCGGACCTACTCGGCGGAGTCGGTGCTGGCCAGTGCCCAGGATCAGGTAGTCCGGATGCGGGAGCAGGAGACCGATCTGCGGAAGCTGCGCAGGGAAGGTCTGACCACCCAGGCCATCCAGCAGCTCGGCTTGACCGACCCGAAGAATCAGCAGCAGCTGGCCAGGTTCGTCACCGAGATGACCCCGCAGCTGGTCAGGCAGCTCAATGAGGCGGCCGGCAGCGAGCGGATCAAGGCGGCTGGGGACCTGTTCAAGGACCAGTCAAACCTGCAGTGGCGGGAGATGCAGCGGTCGGAGAACCTCAACCTCGCGCGCGGTCAGGAAGACTTCAACCGGCACATGGATCAGGGTGAGGCCGACTTCAAGCGGAACATGGCCCGGAACCGGACCGACTTCGGCATCATGATGGACCAGCAGGTTACCGACTACAACACCATGATCGATCGCCAGTTGACGTCGTACCACCGGATGATGAACCGGGCCCGGGAGGACATCGCCAACTCGGCGAAGTACATCACCGGCTCGATCACCGGCATCCTCAAGCAGGGCTCCACCCAGCTGACCGGCTACGGACAGCAGCTGGCCACCGCCGCACTGAACACCTGGACCGGACTACGCACGTCCACTCGTCCGGCAGCCATCGGGCTGATGACCGACCTGGCCCGCATCCTGCACATCCAGTACACCCCGCCACAGTTCCGGGACAGCGGTTTCACGGTTCCCGGTGGTGCGCCAGGACAGCTCGAGCGGCACGGTCAAGGCCTGGGTGGCATGCATAGCGGCGGAGTGGTTCCCGGTTACACCCCCGGTCGCGATACCCACACCATCGCGGTCGGGGGTGGGGAGGGCATCCTGCGTCCGGAGGCCACCCGGCTGCTGGGCGGGGAGAAGTTCATCGAGGCGGTCAACCACGCCTCCATGCACGGCGGGTTCGCCGCTGGTGGAGTGTTCCGACCGATCAACGCTACGGTCACTCGGGGCCTCCACGACTCCTGGACCGGCTATCCGGCGGTCGACCTGGCTACTCCGGTAGGTACCACGGTGTACGCGGTCAGCTCCGGCACCATCTCCCGGTCCTATGACATCACCGGTCCACTGGCCTCCGACACCTACCACGATGCCAAGTACGGACCGTACGGCTCCTACGGCCGGGTGATGTACCTGAAGAGCATCCTCGGTCCGGAGCTGATCTACGCGCACCTGAGCAAGCGTGGCTATACGGCTGGTACCCGTGTGGTCGGTGGCCAGCCGATCGGACTGTCCGGCTCGAGCGGAAACTCATCGGGGCCGCACCTGCACTTCGGTGACTCCGACGGCAACCCGTTCGAGTTCATCACCGGGGCCGTCGGCGCGCACGGCACACTAGACATCGGCGATCTGGGACAGACCGGCGGTCGGAGGATGAGCATCTGGGATGTGCTCAGACATCGCTATCCAAAGGTCGAGGCGGCCGCGGCTGCGTTGCAGGGGGCACGTCCGTTGGAGTCCGGGATGATCTCGATGATCATCAACCGATTCGCCCGCCAGGTGATTCAGGCTGCCGGCGGGTTGCCAGGGGCTGGTGACGCGTTCGGTGACCCTGGTCGGAGCAGCTACCCGAGCAACGAGGCCATGGTGCACGCTGCGGCCAGACACGTGGGCTGGGGAGACGAATGGTCGTCGCTCTATCAGCTGGTGATGAGCGAGTCCGGGTTCAACAACACCGCGCAGAACCCGACCAGTACCGCCTACGGGATGTTCCAGTTCCTGGACCCGACCTGGGCACCATACGGGCGGAAGACCTCCAACCCTCGGCTGCAGACGAAGTACGGCTTGCAGTACATCCGGGACCGGTATATGGACCCGAACGCTGCCTGGGCCTTCCACAAGCGGGTCGGCTGGTACGGCGATGGCTCGGTGTTCACCCAGCCGAACGTGGTGGGGGTCGGCGAGAAGGGCCCGGAGGCGGTCATCCCGCTGAACGACCGGGGCGGGGAGTTCCTGTACAACGCGATGGCCGGAGCACGTGGAGTCGGGATGGGTAGCACTCCGGTCCGAGGTGGCTCGATGAACATCTACAAGACCCAGATCGACCGGTCCACCAACTTCACCGGGCCGATCACGGTCACTGCCAGCAACCCAGCCGATCTGGTCGCCCAGCTTCAGGCCCGCCAGCGGGTGCTGGCACTGAGCAGGCCGGCCCTGACGACAGGAGCACCGGTATGACGGCGCTTACCGATCCCGGTCTGTCCTACATGGCGGCCGAGATCAGCTGGGGCACCCGGTGGGTGAACCTCAACGATGGGTTGACCTACCAGATCTGCGCCGAGGGCACCCGGGACAGTACCCAGAAGAGCTGGCGTAAGACCACCGCCGAGTCCCCCATCCTCGGTGGCAACTACCTGATCCACGCGGTGCCGGACATGATTTCCGAGCAGGTCGGGGTCTGGATCTACGGTGGCACCCAGACCGAGGTCAGCGACAACCTGTTCACCCTGCTCGGGCTGTTCGAACAGTACGACTTCCGGATCCGATGGACCTTCGACGAGTACCGGGAGTACTGGCGCTGTCAGCTGAGCGAGACCCAGATCAGCCGCGGTCAGGTCTGGACGCACAATCTGATGGCCCAGGTCACGGCCACCGTCCCGCGCTATCCCGACGTCTCCAGGGAGTACATCTGATGACTGGCCGTCTGACCATGTGGGGAGCCGGTCAGGTGCTCACCAACTACTTCGCGATGACCACCCAGCCGCCGACCAGCTTCTACTTGGCGTTGGTCTGCCAGATCGCGCCGACGCCGTACATGGACGGCAGCGAGCTGGATGAGCCGACAGCTGACGACTATGCCCGGATCGAGGTGCCCAACGACCTGGCGAACTGGGCCAACGACTCCCAGCCGCAACTGGTCTACAACACGTTGTCCGTCCAGTTCCCGACCGCGGCGAGCGATTGGGGTCAGTGCAACTTCTGGGCGCTGTGCAACGCAGTGGTGGACGGCTATCCACTGCTGGTCGGCGACCTGGAGGTGCCGATCATGGTGGCAACGGGAGATCAGGTGGTGCTCGATCCAGGGGATCTGAGCGTCCAGCTCGGACCGTTCTTCCTGCAAGAGGATGAGTCCTGATGGTCGTCCAGTCGGCCAAGACGGGACTGGTCGATGTCACCCTGCAGGCCAGGGTCAAGGCCAACGTGCTACCACCACGGCTGCTGAACGTGCCTGGTGGGTTGTACCCGATGATGAGCTCGGCCTGGGAGGTCGACGAGTACCGGATCATGGCCGGCTGGCCGGTGCCGGTACCCGATGGTGACATCCGGGCCGAGGTGCTGGTGTCCGGAGACGGCACCGTGCTGGGCAACCGGGACGCACCCACCTCACTGACCACCAACGCCGCGGTGCGCTGGTGTGCGGACACCAACTACTACGACCAGACCGCGCTGCAGTGGACCCCGATCCAGGGTCAGTCATCGCCGTGGCAGACCAATCCGGACAACGAGCCGACGCTGTACACCGACTACGAGTACCGGATCAACGACGAGCGGTTCATCGACATGACGGTGCTGAACTTCGACTCCGATACCGCCGGCTATATGACCTGCAACCTGGATCTGGTGATGGGTGGTACCAGCGGCTACACGGTGATCATGGTGCTCAGTCCGAACTCGCTGTACGGCAACGACCCGAACACGATCGAGAACGGGCTGTGGGGGCCGGACACCCTGGACGGTGCCTACGCCTACTTCACGGTGAAGGTTCAGGCGATCTTCATGACCACCGACAAGATGCGCTCGCAGAAGGGAGTCCCGATCGGGGACGCGCTGAGCTCCACCGCTCCGACATACGTGGCGCTGGTCGTCGACAGGCCACAGACGGTGCTGTATGCCGGTCCAGGGCCCTCGAAGATCCTGAGTAAGTCATTGGTAGCCGGACCGACTCCTGAGCCGCTGGGGACCCATTTCTGGCTCGGGAACACCCCTAACCCGGAAGCCGGCACCATGGACATGGCGCTGCTTGACCTCGGTATCTACCCCAACACCCTGAAACGTTCGGCGGTGATGGCCGAGTTCAGCCTGCTGTCCCAGGTCTACGGCGGTGACGGGTGACCCAGACGCTGACCGCCTATGCCTCCGAGCAGTTGCCGCTCGGCTTCTTCCGGGTCTTCGCCACTCCGCCCGGGAGCTTCCGCCGGGAGATCACCCTGTTCCGCGGTGCGCCGACCATCGTCTCCGCGGTGACCACCAGCGACCCGTTCACCGACACCACCGCCCAGCTGTCGATGGCCCAGATCACCCCGTTCGACATCCCCGGTGCCGGCGATCTGGAGTGGCTGGTGCCGTACTGCGACATCGACATCGTGTTCCAGAACACTGGTGGGTACGACTTCGACTGGACCTGGGAGGGCTACATCGCGTCGTACTCATTCAGTCTGGACGGGCAAAGTACGTCCTTCACGCTTGACCTGAAGGGTGCCTTCTACGGGTTGGACGACTATCTGGCCATCCCCAGCTTCCCGAGTCGGCCGATCCCGTACGAGATCCTGATCGCGCAGGCCTTCGACCAGGATGCCCATCCAGCACACCTGGGCAAATTCCTGATCCAGTTCCCGGTCAACTGGCCATTAACCGTGCCTCCGTTCAAGGACCCGGCGTACCTGTCCATGTTGAAGCCGTGGGGCGTGGCCACCGGGATGCCCTGGACGGGTATCACCTCAAGGTCGACGGGTAGCTGGGAGCCGCTACTGACCGGCTTCGTGCAGTCGCTGCTGACCGTGATGTTTGCCCACGGTGGGGCGCAGTGGAGCGTGCGGAATCTGGGTCATCGCCGGCCCGAGCTGTACCTGCGCAGGATTCCCGACGCCGACGACGACTCCATCATCGATATCACCCTGGGCGCACCGGGTGTCGCGTTGAACGGTACCCGGGACTACACCCAGCGGGCCGGGGTGATCTATGGGTCGGGCACCGACTTCGCCGGCATTAACTTCTCCAACATCGAAGTCTCTCCGGACGGGAAGACCACCTACTTCAAGCCGTTCGCCTGGGACCCGCAGATGTGGCCGCGCAAGTCCAACCCGAACTTCAACCCGCTGGTCAAGCCGAAGGAGACGATGATTACCTTCCAGTCCGGCGTTGACGAGGTCGCTGCCGCGAAGGTGGCTCAGGGCCAGTACCAGCGGTTCGCCGAGCCGGGCATCACCGGTGACATCACGCTGTCCACCGACCCGAGGACCACCGTTGGTGCACTGGTACCCCGGCTGCTAATCAAGGGTGGCGCAACGATCCGGATCAACGGGTTGTTCGGAGTCCGGGACGGAGTGCTGGCCCACGTCACCCAGTCCAACGCGGACTTCACCGCGATGACCAACACGTTGACCTACGACACCAAGTACCGCGACGTGCTGACGGTGGACGAGGTCCGAGCCAGGACCCGGGACGCGCTGGCTCCGTTGCGCTCGCTCCAGGTCGGCAAGTACTCCACCACCATCCAGGACCTGATCCTGCCGTGGAGCTATTCGGCGGGCTCGGGGATCATCCCGACCCCGGCCAAGGAGTTCTTCAACGAGAAGCTGCCCCAGGATGCAGAGTTCCCGTACGAGGACTTCACCACCCAGTTCCCGCCGTCCAACCCGGCGTACAAGCCCTGGTACATCCAGATCGGTCCGACCGACACGGACAATGCCAACCACAACTGGAGCTCCACTAAGCGCAACAACCGCCCGGATGCGGCGATTATGATTCGGATGGCCGCTTCTGGCTCGATTCGGCTCACCCAGCTCTGTGCGTACGACAAGGACGGGCACGTGATGCCGGTCAAGTTCCACCTGTCGGTGTACTACCTGAGCGGTGTTTTCGCGACCAGCATGCCGGAGATGATCCCGCAGAGCGATCCACACTACCCGCCATACCTGAAGGCGATGAAGGTGAACGGGGACATCATCCCGACCACCTACCAGACCATCGACGGACACGCCCAGAACCATCCGTTTTACCGGGGTAGCTGGGAGAAGGTGCAGCCAGATGGTAGTCCGTTCCCCTGGGCAGGTGACCCGCAGTTGCCGGACCCGTCCATCATCGTCGGCTGGGGTAACTACTACGAGCCGGCCGGCTACTACCCTGGCCGGTTCTCCGGCGGCAACAAGCGGTCCGGGATGCTGCAGGATGACACCGGCTGGGACTGGGACCTGGTGGCCAAGGGGTACCTGAACCCGGATCCGACCCAGAACGTCGGTGATGACCAGGCTGGTTGCTTGTTCATCATGATCTACTGCGACGACCAGTTCGACGAGTCGGTGTACTTCCTGGGCCGTTTCATCAGATTGGAACCCGGACAGAGCAAGTAGGTGTGAGATGGCAGACGGCAGCATCACCGACATCCAGGCGCACATCTGGCTGCAGGAGATCGCCGACAACGGCTGGATCAGCCTGCACTACGACAACCCGGGACTGGGCAGCAGCGATGCCGCCGAGATCAGCGGTGGCGGGTACCTGCGGTTCAAAATGGTCTGGCGGCAGCCGGACAACCGGACCATCTGGAGCCAGGTGGATGCCCGGTTCTCTGGGCTGACCCAGAACAAGATCGTCTACTTCGGGGTCTGGGACAGCCAGTACAAGGGAATGTTGCGGGCCTACGCCCAGCTGGCCACCCCAGAGCTGGTGCTGAACGGTCGTGGGTTCGTGCTGAACGCGGGGTCGATCGCGATCAGCATCGGCTGATTTTGGGCATGAAAAAAGGACCGATGGGGCCCCGCCCCTCCCGAAGGAGAGACGGGGCCCGTAGGTCCTAGTAGTCGCCGAACAGGTCGGCTAGTCGTACGTTGTACTCGTCGCGCTCGTCGACGAACACCGGCTCGGCGGATCGGAACCGGATGGATTTGCACACCCGGCCGATCACGTGGCCGACGATGCTGGTCACGCCGACCAGGAACAGCAGACGGCCGACCATCACAGACCACCTCGTAGCAGCCAGCTGATCACCTTGGCGAGGACGAGCTTGCAGGCCTCCTCGCCGCCGTGCTGCCAGCACCACTTGGAGATCTCTGGTGCATTCGTTTTCAGCCAGTCCCAATGCTGGCGACCGGCGGTCAGCAACCAGACCAGGAACTTGCTCCAGTTCCAGTCGTCTTCGAAGTTGCCGGTGGTAGCACAGCCGTGGAGACCATCCAACAGCTGGGTCCAGTGCTGCTCCTCGACGGAGTCCGGGGTGGAGCGAAGGTACTCCGCCGTGAACATGGCCTCGAGCTCGTCGAGATGAGTGTCAATCACGGTCATGTGACTTCCCTTTCGTAGTGACGTGCGCCGTGGAGAAGGAGCATGAGCTCGTCCAGTGAGTGCCCGAGCGATCTCGTGAAGGTCTCACCTTAGGCCCAGGGCCTCCAGAGACGTAAAGAGACGGTCGACGGCTCACCGGGGTTACTCCTCCCCCACGGCTTTAACCACCGAGATGCTGTTGATCAGATCTCGGTGGAGTCTCAGTCGTGCATGCGTTCCCACTTGGCGGTGGCACGCATCATGTCCAGCACCTGCTGTTCGGTGCGGAATCGGTAGTCGTTCCAGCCCTCCGGATTGGCGGCCCGGGAACCAGATCGGTGGATGCCTGCCCGGAGGGCGTCACGCGCCTTCTGGTACTGCTCCATCTGCTTCTTGGTCAACGTGGTAGCGAAAACGATCTTGCTATTCGCCAGTATGTCGGGATTGATCTCGGTTAGTACGCCGCCTATCATGCACAGCGCACCGGCCGGACCGTAGCTACTAGCCCGTTTGCGGCGCAGGGTACGACGTGTCCAGCCGTGCTTCTCAATCGCATCTGCGCCGGCATCGATGATGTCGGCGATCTCCTCACTCATTGTTTCCCTTTCGTGCGATGAGTTCTTGATACTTCTTGCCGGCCAGGAAGCCTAGACAGAAGATCTTCAACCAGCTCTCCGGGTCTTCCAGGCGTGATGGGTCGGTGACCACCAGTGCCGTCACCGCGAACTTGGCCTGTTCGACCAGGGTCTGGGTGTTGACACCGGTGACCTCTTCGAAGGTGGGGTCCTCATTGATCTGCTGGCACAGTTCCATGACGGCCTCTCTCAGTAACTTCGTGTTGATCTCGAGGGTGTGCTTCTCCTTCGTGTTCCAGGTCGGCATCAGATCTCCTTGATTACGATGGTGAACGGTCCGCTGTTGTCGTGGTCGCCGAATCGTTCCTCGATCAACCGGTGTCTGGTACTACCCCGTGGTGCATGCAGGATGATCGCGATAGCCAGCTCACGGTCCTGCAGGGCGGCCAGACAAGCCGCGTCGTAATGGAACTGACGCGTCTCGGCGTCCATTGCGTGGGCGAACTTGGCGGCCAGGTTCAGACCGCCGTCCTCTGCTTCCGCTACCCGTTCCTCGATGGTCGGTGCACTGATGGCGTCCTGCATGGTGTCGAACATCAGCCCACCACCACTGGTCAGCTCATGGTGCGGGTCGATGACCGACTCCTCCCGCCAATCCACCGTTCCGTTGGAGATGGTGAAGGCCTGGCTTTGTAGCAGGTAAGCCCCGCCACGCTGGTGGATCGAGGTGTTCAGGGACTCGATGATCCAGCCCTTCTCCGTCGCCTCCGGCATCGTCTGATAAACGAACTGCATCTCGTTGGGCATCCACGGTTTGCCGGTGATCGGCGAGTTCGCGTAGGTGGTGTGGTAGCCCTCGAAGGTGATCGAGACGGTGTCGGCAGCGAACCCCGTTGAGCCGAGCAATGCGGCCTGCAGGCCCTTGTCTCGGTCTAACGGGGTCGCTACCGCCGCTACCATCTCGTCTCCCCGCCAGAAGTGCAGGTAGATCAGTAGATCGTTGTTGTCCGGCGAGGTGGCGACGTAGTCCTGCTTGGTCTGCCGCATCAGATCAGTGATCAGATCCAGCTTCTCCCTCAGATCCACGGCTCGCCTCCTCCGTTGCGCTCTCGATGCCATCCAGCAGATCTCGTTCGGACCAGTCCTTGCCCAGCTTGAAGCCGGCCAGGTACGACGTGGAGATCACCGCGGTCCCGACCAGCAGCCAGAAGTTCCAGATCTGGTTCGGCTCGGTCTCGGTATGAGCGATCCCGACCAGGTGGAGCAGCTGGTCCAGTCCTTCGTTCAGGTACATGGTGAAGAAGTCCAGTACCTCGGGATCGGAAGCCAGTCCCTTCGCGAACTGGCTGCACTGGATGCGGTACTCCTCATTTCCGAACAGCTCGTCGGCCTTGCCGTAGAACAGGAGCATCTTCACTACCTGCTCGTTGCCCTGGCCTATCACCGCACCGTTGGAGAACGCCCGGACCATCAGCGCCACGTAGTCTGGCAGCATCACCGGACGAGTCAGCTCGAGCAGGTCGTCGGCTTGGCTGGGCATGCTGGACCCGGCGAACCATCGGTAGCCACGCCGGGTGTACACGAGTAACAGTTCGCTGTACAGCTCACGCATCCCGACGAAACCGGGCGCTACGTCGCTGGCGGTGAGTCGTTGGACTTGCCCTGGTTTGAACCGCTCATCACGGGAAACGGTGAACGACTGCTTGATCTCATCGACCAGATCAGTCATCGGGTACTCCCTTCCGAGCCAGGAACTCCATGAATTCTCCCACCAGGGACCGACTCATTGACACGTTGATTCGTCCAAAGTCCTCCTGGTATGTCCGGCCAGCCACGAAGAACAGCTCCATCAGCTCCTCGAGCTGGATGGTCAGCCCCATGTCGTTCTGGTCGTAGAACCTGCGGATGATCATCTTGAGCTCGCGCGATTCGTCCAGGTCCAGGCCAGTACCAGCGGTCTCGATCGCCTCCTCGAGGAAGGCGGTCTCGATCTTCATTCCCTCTCCTTTCGTGGAGGAGCCCCGGAGGGGGACAAGGGAAGTCAACCCCCTCCGGGGCCGTCTGTGACTAGCTACGGATCATGATCTCGCCATCGGACAGATCCACATAGTGACTCTGCATCCGATCATCCATCACTCGACCGACCGTCTTGGCGATCAGGTCCTCGATGCGCGGCTCCTTGGGAGCCCACTCACCGGCCTGCTGGTACAGCTCCCAGGCCGGTCGCAGCGCGTTGGCAGACCGGACGAAGTCGCTGGTGGCCAGTGGCTGGTCCAGCTGCCCGGTACGGATGATGCTGCGGGATCTGGTCCCGCTCAGCGACCGGACGATGTACGCCGGGCTGAACCCCTCGTATGACGAGTGCATCACCGTGTAGTCCAGCTCCTCGCGCTGGTGTGCCGGGATGGTGACGTTAATCAGTCGCTCGACGCCTGGGATATCCAGCTCGTCGATGAAGATGATCGTGTCGATCCGGCCGGCTCGCAGCAGCTTGTCCGGGATCCGGTCCGGGTGGTTGGTGGTCACCATGATGAGCAGCTCGCGGCCCTTGGTGCTGGCACCGTCGAACATCTCCAGCATCTTGTCCATCAGCTGGGCATCGGAGAAGTCGAACTTCTCGATGTCCTCGATGGTGAGCAGTTTTGGCCCGTTGATGTTCTCGCAGAACCGAGTGGTCCGGAAGATGTTGTCGTCCGGTCCACACTTGACCGCGGTCCAGTTGTTCTCCAGGCAGAACTGCATGGCGACCAGCATGGCCAGCGTCTTACCTGTCCCTGGCTTGCCGGCCAGCAGCACCTTGTGTCCGACCGGTTCGCCACCTTGCCGGAGCAGGTCAGCACAGCGGATCCGGCCGAACACTTCGTCCTCGAGTGCCTCGTACTCCTTCTGTGCCCAGACCACTTTGCGGCGGTCGACGGCATATGGAGCCATGAACACCGGCGGCTTGTAGAAGCCGGTCCGCGGATCGGTGCGCCCGATGCCTTCGAGTGCCTTGTTCCGGTAGACGGTGTGCTCCTTGATGTACTCCTTGAGGTAGCCCAGCATTCCCCGGACCTGACGGGCGTACTTCTTCTTGGCCAATACCTGCACCGACAGCCCTTGGCCGTAGTCGGGGTCGGGACAGGGGGAGAGGTTGATCTGCGCGCCCCACGGTGGGAACTTGAGCAGCCCGAACGGGACATTGACCGTCTTGTCCCGATCGATCTCCAGGGTGGGCAGGTCGGGGTACTTGACTCCCCACATGGAGTACTGCGCCTGGCCGGAGACACCGGCCGTGTAGTGCTCTCGCATCATGTTGTGGAAGCACCAGGCACCATCGTGCGCCCGGCACTCATACGTCATGGTCAGTTCGTACATCTCCTTCTCAGACTTGGCCTTGTCCAACAGGAGATTGCCGGCGGTCTCATACTCCATCCGGCGGGGTACCTCCGGGAGCGCGATGCGTATGCCGCGGTCCACCCGGTACTCGACAACGGATGCTTCTTCCTTCTCATACTCATCGGCCTTGCCACCGAAGAAATCGTCTCCTCGTTGGTTCTGGGCCTTGATGTCCTTCTTGGTCCATAAGCTGTCGACAGACATTGAGTCGAGGGGTCCTTTCACTCGATGGGTCCTAGTTTGTCGCGAGCAGCGGACGCGCATGCACGACAGGTGTCGTACCGAGCGTCGTGATAATGGACGTGCTGTTCGATCACGTCTTCGCGGAGCAGTACGTCGATGTTGGCCCTCTTGACTTCCTCGAAGGCCAACACCCGTAACGCATCTCCACCGCGATTGAGGATCTTCACGAGGACGGCTGTGGACAGCTTGTCGCCGGTCCACAGTCCGTCGATGATGAATCGTGCCCGGTGAACTGTTAATTCGGACACGTCACTCCTTTCGGGTGGTTTGGATCGGAGTGTTACTGGTCCCGCTGTTCTTCTCCTCCTTCCTTCTGGGTGAGCGCATTCCATTGGGCTCGAAGCTCTGATTGGGATTCGCTGGGCATCCAGATCGGTAATGTCATGTGATGACTGAGTCGATAGAACCGATTTGTCGGCAGGTAGTGCACCCAGGTCTCCCACAGGGTGTTGTCAACGATGTGTGCGCCGACGTAGACGGTCGCCTTGAGTCGTCCGGAGTCCTTGAGCTGATCGATCAGTGCCGGCACCCGGCCGGCATCGATCTCGGTGGCGTAGATCACCTCTAGTACCTGGTTCTGCAGACCGATGAAGTACATCCGCCGTCTCCGCTTCGGGTCTCCCAGGATCAGCTCACAGACAGCTAGATTGAACTCTGCATCCCGAGGTCCGCTCATCAGGCCGGCACCGCCTCGTCGTCCATCTCGAGCCGGATCAGTCGACGCATCTCTGCGCTCGGCTCACCGGTCTCGTCACGGCCGACCTGCTTGTCGCTCTCGTCGTAGACGGCAATCGCGACGTTGACGTCCCGTAGGTACTGGAATGACTGCTTCAGGGCCTTCACGACGTCCCGGTCGGCCTTGCTTATGTAGCGCGGCTCGGTCGGCTCATACACGACTCGAGCTATCAGCACACGTTGCTTGGGCATTTAAACCCCTTCCTTTCCACACAAAAGGGTGGGGCCGTACGTCGTACGACCCCACCCAGATCTTTGTTGCTAGACGCCGACCAGCTTGTCGTGCTCGGCCTTGAGCTTGCGAATCGCCTTCAACCGCGTATCCTCTGCTCGGGCCATCTGGTAGGCCACCCCCCAGTCGATCCTCGCCGAGATGACCTCGGCATCCGGGCTGCCCTGGGCGGTCTTCTCGTACTCCGCTCGGAAGTTCCGGTGGATGTCGCCGACCGAGGCATTTTTGCCGACCTTGCCGCCTCTGCCGTCACGTACCATCAGCAGATTCTGCCGGCTCATCAGGTCGGAGACATAACGAGTGTCGACCTCGTGACTGGGATCCTCAGCCAGCTTCAGCAGCTTGGTCAACTGGCGGTACCGATCCTCGAACGTCTCGTTCGGGTCCAGCTTCAGATCCGTTGGGACTCGCGAGGTGTAGCTGACCTTGCCGTTGGACTTGGTCGTGTCCTGTTTCTCCGCGGCGGCCTTCTTGATGACCTCCTCGGCCTCCTCGGACACCCGCTGCGCCGCCGCTGCGAACTCCTCGTCGGTGGTCGGCTTGACCACGACCGGCTTTTCCTTAGTCGCTTCGGCAACTGCCCGATCTGCGAATCGCACCAACATGAAGATGATGTTGACGATCACCCACATGGCGCAGACAGCGCCCAGACCGATGAGCAGCAGGACGATCTTCGGGGCCAGCGCCAAACCGGCTGCCATCACGATGGCAGGTGCCAACGGATGACGAACGACCTTGAACACGTATCCACGCACCGGCGTGGCCTTGACCCATACCCACTTGAACGGCTTGACGATGGCATCCATCGGCAGCCAGTTAACGACGTGCCGAAGTTCACGACCGATCCAGCAGACGGCGCGCTTGACGGCGGAGCCGGTCTTCTTGGAGATGTCGGTCATGATCTGCACGCACTTCTTGATGAAGCCTTCCCGGGTAGGAAGGCCGATGACGTTCTCGGCTGTGCTCATTGCACTTCCCTTTCATGGTTGTTGTCACGGTTCGCGGATCAGGGAGTACTACTCCTCCACTGCTTGGCAGTGCGATCTCACGCGACGCCCTGCGGGAACACCGTTCCACCACTGCCAGGCAGTGTCAGGGCATGCAAAAAGCCCCACGACTATCTGAGTCGTAGGGCTGAACGTGGGCATGCGGTCGCTCGCGTACACTCTATTGTAGCATATTCACTACATAAATACCAGCCTAATCTGGCATATCCCACTCATCCTTGTCCAGATCGGCCACTGATTCGCAGTCAGTGCAGATCAACCGAGCCTGGGCCGAGGTCTGCTCGTCCAGGTCGGTGACGGGTACGTAGGTCAGGTTCTCGCCGTTGCGCATGATCTCGCCGGCTCGACCTTGGTACTCGGTGTGCTTGATGATCTGAAACAGGATCTCCCTGGACCCGCAGTTGCCGCAGGTACACGGCTTGGGTACGGTGTCCGGCGCGACCAGGGCTAGCTGGTCGGCATATTTCTGGTAGTTCTTACTGGCCCAGTCCGGGATGACGTCGGGGAACCCGTCCGTCATCCACTTGCGGGCCTGGCGATACCGGTAGCTACTCATCGGTAGCAATTTCAGCCGGCTGACCCAGCCGATGGAGATCTCCGGGTCGGATCGGGAGAAGTGCTCGACCAGCACATAGCCCATCAACAGTCGTTCCTCCCAGTCCGGGAACTCCTCGGCATGCTTGGCCGGGTCGATGCCGCGTAGTACGGCGAAGTCCCGCTCGAGCAGTGTGCTGGAGGCAGCTTGTAACGCCGCATCCCCCGGCCCGAAGTTCAGCTGGTCGTCGACCGGTTGGACATTGCCCTCGACCTTCTCGGACCCGCCGACGAAGTCGTTAGCCGAGAACATCAGCGATAGCAGCGGGTTCTCAGACATCGCTGTCCTCCGGCAGGTACACGTCCTGCACGATTCTCTCCTGTTCGATGCGGTAGTTGCGGACCGCCTCCCGCTCCTTGTCCGCGATGAAGTCGCTCAGCGCGTAGATCATCGGTAGGACCTGGTTGTACGGCAGGCAGATCTGGGCCTCCACCTGGTCGCTGATGGCGTCCCGGTTGAGTATGAGCAGCAGCGAATCGTCGTCGCCGGTTAGCTCCATCACATGCTCGTGACGGGAGATGACATCGGCTCCAATCAGGGCACGATGTACCAGGATCGGATTGCCCATCAGCGGAGCACCACCTCGGTGTTGGAGATGATCTCGACCACCGAGTAGCCGTTGGTCTTGTCGGCCAGGATCTGCTTCACCTTCGACCACAGGGCGCGGTCGACCTGGCTGTAGCGCACCGGCAGGTAATCCCTGGGACTGGCCGGCCTGTCGGTATACCGCACCGAACGTCCACTAGCTGCCTTCTGGGCCACGGCCTGCACGGTCTTCTCATGCAGCCGAGCCTTGCTCTGGACTGTCATGCGATGTTGTCTCCGTTCTCATCGGGTACCGGCCACAGCAACCGGGACGTGGGGTGGTTCATCGCCGAGGTGGAGTGCCGGGTGCACCGGTACTCCCCATTCGGCAGTTTCTGTACGACGTCACTGCGTCCGCACGCGGAGCACTCCGGGTCGCGGACCCAGATCGTCTTCTCCATGTCGATCTCGACCTGGGCCTTGTGCATCTCCCAGCCGATCCAGTAGCCGGCGGCGAATGCGCCGACCACGCCGACCAGGAGCATGATCCAGTACCAGTTCATGCCTTCACTTCCTTTCGTTGTGCGGGCGGTAACTCCATCGGGATCGGACCATGACCCGCCGCCTCGTACTGGGTCTTGGTCATGTCGTGGTGGACCCTGATGTGTTGGACCAGGCCGCCTCTGGTAGTCGAACTATGGCCGCAGATCTCGCATGGTCCCCAAGGCCGGGGTTTGCCGCCGCGCGCTGCTCGCTGGTCGCGATACTTGTCCGCCGCCATCAGCGGTTTCACCCTGGTAGCCGGCACACCTTTCTTAGCCAGCTCCTCGGCCATCTCAATGATCTTGTCGCACGTATCGCACAGGTCGATCTTGGTCGGACCGAACTCATCGATCGTGACGGTTCTGGTGATGACGGCTAAGGCGGGTTCCTCGTGATCGTTGTCGCACCACAGGATGATCTTGACTTCTTGACTCATGACACCCTCCTCAGATGACCTTGGGCATCGGTAGTTCCTTGATGTCCCAGCGGATGTTGACCGCCTTCTTCCCGGAGACGAACGCGTTCCAGGACTTCAGCACTACTGCGACCCCGATCTGCTCAAAGCGCTGGCCACCGCCGAGCATGGTGGTGGTGGTACGGCCATACCGGCGCAGCGCCAGTCGGGCGTCGCCGTGCTCCAGACCGATGCCGGTGCCGACACCGCGGGCGAAGTCGTCCAGCAGCGCCAGCCGCTGACTGTTCTGTACGATGACGAACACTGCAGCGCCCACCATCCGGGGCGGCACCAGCAGCATCTTGTCCGTGTAGCAGCGGTCGTACGACTGGGCGGCGATCTGCATCTGATCCGGGTACTCGCGGGCGTACAGCTGGGCCTGGATCTTGGAGATCCGGATGGTCTGGTTCCAGATCTTCTCCGGATACAGGTCGTACATCAGGGCGACCCGGGCAATGGTGGCCACTCGGTACGGCTGAGCTATCCCGAGCATGGACAGAACCTGAGCGGTGGTCCGGGCGTTACCGGAGTCTGCGACATCGATGATGTCGCTCGGTACCTGCCGGGAGACGTTCATCCACTGGCTGGTATTGGACTCGATGATCGCCCAGAGCCGGTGCTGACCGTCCAGCACGCCGTCGTTGGCGTCCAGCATCATCACCTGCGGATTGGGCTTCCAGCGACCCTCTGCCATGTCTGAGGCCCACTTCTGCACCGTCGACTCGCTGATCCGACGGTTCTTGATCTCCTTGCTGTTCTCTAGCCACTTGGTGGCCATCTCGGGGGTAACCAGCACCCAGTTGGTGTCTATGGATGGGGGCTTTGGTGGGCGAGGACGTGCTGTCATGCTGGTATTCCTTTCGTGGTTGAGCAGGGGTCCGATTCCTCACCCGGACCCCTGCTCGTGTACACGGTCAGGCGCGGGCACGCCTGACTGCGAAATCCGCTCGAGCGGCAGCGCGACCGGCGTCGAACGTGGTGGCGAGCACCGCGTCGATCGCGTCCAGCTCATTCCGCAGCCACTGGGCATGAGCACCAGCGCTCGATGCCAGGGTGGCCAGGTGACGAGCCAACGGGTTGGTCGAGGCCTGCAGCACGTTCACCCCGTTGCCGTCGTTGGCCAATGACTCGCCGTGGGTGATCTGGTACCGCAGGTTCTTGGCCACCTTGAACATCGCGTAGTACTCGCTGCTGGTGACCCAGCAGCAGTTCCGCTCGATGATCACCGCCATGCCCTTGGCGGCTGCCTTGATCTCCAGTAGACGGCGGACATCGGTGTTGAACAGCACCGAGTCGTCCCGCCAGATGCCAGTGTTGGCGTGGATGGCGAACCGGATCTCTCGCTTGGAGTGGATCTTCCGGGAGTCCCGGATCTCGACCCACACCTCGTTCGCGATCATCGTCGCGAACTGGGGGCTAGTCATGACAATGCACTACTCCTCAGGTAGTACTGCTCTCCAGCCATGCCTCTACGTCCCCCACGAAGGCCCGGCCTTCCTGTATGGCGGTGAGTTCGGTCACCGCCCAGTCGATGGTGCGCTTGGCGTTGTCGCTCAGCTCACCATTCCCCCCGTCATAGACGTGCCGCAGACGCATGACCGCCTTGGTCAGCTCGAGCAGCACCCCCTCGTTCGGGTCATGCCTGGTCGGGGTGGCTGCCTGGCCACGGTTATGGCTGGCCAGTACCTCCCGGTCATGTGCCTGGGACGCCTTCGGATGGCTGGCGACCACCTCGCCGACCAGCTCCGGTTGCGCCTGCACCATCTTGGTGATGGTTTCCCGGCTCGCTCCGGCCGGTGTGTCCGGCCAGCTCTTGCCGGTCAGCTCGCGGGCGAAGTCGCGCAGGTTGGTGCCCTCCTGGTCCGCCTTGAGCAGTCGTTTGACCATCGCCTTGTCGATCGGCAGCTGGGCCCGGACCACCTCGGCGGTCAGCTTGGGCGGCAGTTTGTAGACCGTCGTCCGCGGGATGTCCGGAGCGATGTACTTGGCCAGCTTGGCCCGCTCGTGGATCCAGCTGTTGGACTGGTGGGTCACCGTCATCACGACCCTGATCGCCACCGCCCGGTCCTCACCGGCACGTACCTTGGACAGCGCGATGGAGGTACGCCACCACGCGGTCCGGTACTTAACATCGACCTTGTCGCGCTCGTTGGCCAGCCGCTGTTCCAACGTGGCTAACGCCTTGATATCACTCACATTCATATGGTTCGTCCTCTCGTAGGTTGTGTATGGAGTCTATGAGATATCGCAGACATCAATCAGTGCTCCCCTCATGGTGTTCCGGGTCACCGGAGATGACCCGGCCGTCCTGCATCAGGATGACCTCACCCTTCTCCAGCAGGTGGATCCGGACCAGGATCTGCTCGTCTACCTGCGTGCACTTGCGTTGCCGTTGCCAGGTCTGTGCGAACAGCACTACCCAGAACAGCCCGAGGCCACCGACGATCCAAGCGAACAGTCTGTCGTCGGAAGTGTTCGCGGTGCGCATCGACAGGATCGCCAGGCCGATTGTCCAAGCGGCCGTGATGCCTATCGAGTGCAACCGCTGTCGATGGAGCTTCTGATGCTGGGAGACCGCCAGGTAGAACAGCTGGGACCGGCTGGACCCATTGATCTGGTGCACCATCTGGTTCACGAAACGCTCGTCATCGTCGTCCAGCTTGGTCATGCTCATCTCCTGACTGACCTCGCCTCGCAGCAGCCAGTGTTTTGGCTTCATCGCCCTCCTCTCACGGGCGTTCGGTGGTGGGTGCATACGAAGGTGAACCCATCTGTGTCGATGTGTCGGATCACGCCGCCGAAATCGTCCAGCATGTCCAGATCGACACGCCGGATGTGCTTGGCCGGTAGCGGCAGTGGAAGTACCGCCTGCCACAGCACCTCGATGTACTCTCCGAGGGCTTCGGGGAGCGTCGGGTACAGATGGTTCAGCACGTGATCGTTGCAGTACTCGATGCGCACCTCGTACGCGACGATTGGCAACGTCATACTCATGTCTGCTCCCTGATGGTGATGTCCAGCCATAGCCCGGAGATCGGTCCAGGCTGGAGTGACCAGGTGTAGTCGATGCCGTTCTCAGTCTCGGATTGGACGCCCGACATCGTCGTGGTCATTCCGAGCTTGTCGGCCACCGACTGGGCGTTCAGCTCGCCGAGCATGCAGCCGACGGTGTGCAGGTAGATCTGGTCGGCACCGGAGCTCCCGACGATAGTGTGATCGTCGGGCATCTTGATCCAGGCCTTCAGCGTGTTCTCGGCGAACTTGCCATTGCCCAGCTCGTGGTAGTGCAGCTCGATGCAGCTCTGATAGGTACCTGCCAGGTCAACACCGGGCGTTGATGCTGAACTCGTGCTGGCACAGCCAGCAGCCAGGACGCCGACCGCAAGCAGGCCGGCTAGGCGAATCTTCCTCATGTGACTTCCCTTTCTGGTTGATGACATGCGAAAGCCCCGCCAGACCTTCCATCTGACGGGGCTTTCGTCCGGTGCTTCCACTCACCGGTACATGGGCATGCAGTAGCACGCATACCTACATTATAGCCTATTTAGTACATGAAAAGCAAGCTATGCACTACTTGATGTCCTCTAGGAACCCCTTCAGCCAGAGCATGCTGTCCGGCTCGGGCTGGCCATCCTCACCGATCCATAGCCATCCGTCGGCCACCTGGCGCAGTTTTGCCGGGATGTCTTCCGGGCTCGTCATACCACGTCGGCAGGCCAGCACGATGGGTTTGTTCAACATGATCGACAGCCCGAGCTCGACGGCGAACTTGACGTCGGCACCGTCTTTCCCCGGCACCAGGGTCATGGTGAACGCCGAGCCGTCGATCATCGGGATCAGCTCATTCTTGACGTGCTCCTTCCACTCCTTCCATTCGGGGTCGTCAGTCCAGTCCGTTGCCATTGGTCTCCTCTACGTGGTCTGGAATCTCCTGCAGGGTGGCCTCCACCAGCAGCACCGTCTCCTGGTGGCCGGCCAAGGCTTCGGATTCGGTGCAGTAGCGCCGGCAGTCGAGGTCGGGCAGCGAACCGGTACCACGGTCCTCCTTGGCGAACACCATGGTCTCGAAGATGACCGGTGGACCTTCCCCGTAGAACCGGTGGTCGATGCCCAGCCAGACGGTGGACACCCAGTACGGGCCGACGTCGGTGCTGCCGACCCGGATGTAGTCCTCGATCGAGTGCAGCCGGGACCATTCATGGATGTCGATCGGCAGCCCAGCCCGGTCGTACCAGAGAGCCGGGTCTCTCATGCTGCTCCCCTCCCGCAGTACGGACAACCCTTGTGGGCGATGCCGAGCATCTTGGCGGTCTTGTCGTCCCGCCAGAACGGCTGGTGGTAGTGGTAGCGCCGCCATACTCGATGCGGCCAGCACCACAGGCCGTGGCTCCTGTCACTCGGCATCGGATGCCTCCGCGAACGAGTCGATGACCTCGATAGCCCGCTCCTGCCACTCCTCCACGTCGGCAATGTCCGGACCGAACAGGGCACCGTAGGCCAGCCCGACGCCCTCGACGTGGACCAGCTTGTCGTCGCGACGGATCTGCAGGATGCCGGTGTAGGGACCGCTGCGGATCACCCGGACCCGCCACTTGCCGTGGTCGACGGTGTTCTGCCAGATCACCTGTGGCTCAGCCATCGCGGGTCCAGTCATGGCAACGCCCGCAATAGCCCTCGCGGATGTCGTTCGGGTTGTAGCTGCGGGCCCCGCAGCGGGGGCAGACGTAGCTTGGCTGTTCGGTCATTCCTGCTCCTTCCTGGCTCGTGCGACGTGTACCTCGGAGTAGATCCGAATCGCCGTCTCCGGACTGGGATGCCAGCCGTGGTGGGAGGCCCAGGTGAACTCCTCGAGGGTGATCGGCCACAGGCTGACCACGTGTGCGTCGCCGGGTTCTCCGCTCGGCTCCACCTCGGAGTACCACATCCCGGTGCGGAAGCCGCGATCCATCCGGGCCACGACGCCTTGCCACTCTTCGGCGATCTCCTCGACGTACTCCGAGCTCATCTGGCCATCTGGTGGCGTACAAGCCTGGATGTATTCGTTCTCGGTGTAGATCCGCCCGAAGATGGACAGCTCACCGGCCAGCCGGT